GCGAACGCCGATTTTTGGGGTGTTTTCTGTTTGGTTTTCCATGTTTGTTTCCTAGTTTGTTTGAAGTGAGGGCTTGCGCCCCCACGGTTTAGTTAGTCTTCATCGTCCCAGTTCGCAACCACTGAGGCCAAGTCTTTCTTGGCAGGCACAGCGTTGGTCTTGGCGGCTTTCTCGCGCACGACTGGAGCGGCTTCCTCTTCTTCCTCCTCTTCGGGCGCTGGCGCAGGGGCAGCTTTGGGTTTGGCTGCGGCCTTGGGTGGAGGTGGTGGGGCTTCACCTTCTTCCTCTTCGGGTTCAGGCTCAGGTGCAGGAGCAACTTTGGCCTTGGCTTTAGGAGGTGTGCCAGCCAACGAGTCGGCAGGTTTGGCTTTGTCCATAGCGCCAGCGGTTTGCACCACGGCTTGTGCAGCATCGGGATGCTCGCCTTGTTTGGTGGCAGTCTCGAACTCGTCTTCGGTCAACCAGCGCATTGCTTTGAAGAACAGCTTGGGGCTTTCGGCCTTGGTGTCGAACTTCATGCGTGTGATAACCATGCTGGGGTCAACGGACTGTGCCACCAACCAACGAGCGTAGGCTTGCAGAGGGCGGTTCTCGCCGTCTTCTTTGCCAAACAAAGACTTCGCAGGCACGGTCAACTGGAGCACGTCACCTTCAATGTCGTTAGCCATCACCACAGCCAAGCGTTGTTGGAAGCGGCAAGCGCGGCTTTCGCCTTCGCCAGAACCAGAGATGTTCTGTGGGCAACCTTCGCAAGTCTTGGCTTGAGGTTCTTTGACAGAAGCGTCAGGTGTGTCGCCATCATTTGACCAGCAGTCGGGAGCAGCCGCAGTGTCGCCATCGTACTTGGCCATGTAGAAAGTGCGGGAGACTTTCGGCGCAGCTTTGACGATCACCACATCCAGATAGCGTTCTTCGATGTTGGCGATTTCTTTGCCGCCGGAGATCAAACGAAACACGCCGCCTTTGATGCTGATGCGCTTGCCGGTGCTGCCGCCGCCCATCAAGGCTTTGGCGGTGTCGGAGAGTTCACCTTTCTTGGCGAATGAGGGCAGTTGGCCGGGATTAAAGAGAGCTACATTGCTCATGGGATTTTCCTTACTTGGTTGGTTTACGGACGGAAATGCTGTACTCGGAATTCGAGTTCAAGCCGGGGGGCACAACGCCGGGGTTCTCTTCCAAGAACTGCTTCATGTTGCCCTGTGCAATTCGCTTCTCGAACAAGTCGAGGGCATCGTGCTCAACCACAAAGGATTTGAACGAGTCCCAGTCACTGGTCGAGTAGCGTGTGGATACGCCAAGAACAACGGTTCCGGCATCGGTGCGAACGGATGTGACGCCAAGCGCTTTCATCTGGTCTTTCATAGCGTTCTTCAAAACTTCTTGTTGCTCCTTGAGCGCTTCGACTTTGTTGTCGTACTCTTGGGTCAGCAGGTCGATCTCGGAACGGATGCGGCGATACACCTTCGCCATTTTGTCTAGAGGCACTACCTCTGCGGGTGCGTCTTGCGCAGTTTCTTCACTCATCACTTTCTCCTAGTTGATGCCGTCTTTGCGGCTGAAATGTTTGTCAAGGGTTAGACAGTGTACATGGTTTTCAAATGCTTGCAACTCCTTTCAAGATTTAATTTCTGTGTCGAACATTTGGGTTAAAAGTGAATGGTCACTAACCTTTCCTTCTAATGCTTTAAACATCTTTTTCTCGATTGGGCTACCCGAGATGTGGATGACTGTCACCTTGGCGGCGGTCTGTCCTTTGCGGTCAGCGCGTGCGCAGCACTGCACGTATTGCTCCACGCTCATCAAGGGGCCAAAAAACACCACGGTGTCAGCAGCAGTCAACGTAATCCCATGCGCTGTGGCTTGGGGCTGCATCACCAACACGCGAGGCTGTGGGTCATTTTGAAAGCGCCTGATGATGTCGGCACGTTTGGTGGCTGGCACATCGCCTTGAATGATCTCGTTGGCGATGCCGTGCTTGGTGAGGTGGCGGCTGATGGTGTCGATGCTGGAGCGAAACAGCGCGAAGATGATGACCTTGCGATCGGTCTCTTCCAAGATTTCTTCTAGTACCGACAGGCGAGGCGAGGCGTCGAACTCCACCACTTCACCTTCGTCCGTGTAGGCTGCGCCACAACTGATCTGCAACAGCTTGCTCACACCAGCGGCAGCGTTGACCGCGCTGATTGTTTCGCCTGCGGCCTGTACCAGCATACGCTCTTTGAGCATGTTGTAGTACTTGTTTTGTTGCGCTGTCATCGGCACTTCGCGGGTCATCGTCACCACGGGCGGCAAGTCCAAGCATTGTTCTTTGGTGAACCTGATCGCGGGTTGCAACGCTTCATGCACAAGATCGTGCGCGTTGGCTTTTGGTGCCCACTTAAACATTGTCACCTTGTGCATCACCTTGTCGCGCCACGCAGTAAAGAACGCTGGCACACCTTTAGGGTTGACTAGCTTGGCCAAGCCATAAGCATCGGCGGGGGACTGCGAAGCAGGCGTGCCCGTCATCATCCACAAGTGCGTGTTGGGCGCAATGATTGAGTTCAGTGACTTCCAGCGTTTGGTTGTGGCAGTCTTGTACGCATTGGCCTCATCCACGATCACAAGATCGAATTTGCCGTTGGCTTTGACTTCATCAGCAATCAGGTTCAAGCCTTCGTAGTTGACGATCACGAACTCATAACTGTGCTGAATCATCTCGATGCGCGTTGCTGCCTTGGGGTGGTGGGCAATGATGGCGCTGCGGTGAATGATGCTGTTGTTTAAGTCCTGCATCCACGCGGCTTGCATGATCGACAGAGGACACAGAATCAGACAGCGGCGCACATCGCCACGTTGCATCAAGTAGTCCGCAGCCCACAGTGCCGAAAGCGTCTTGCCTGTGCCGGGTTCGCTGAACACAAATGCGCGGCGGTTGAGCGTCAAGAAAGATGCTGTCTCCACTTGGTGCGCCATAGGTTTGAATCTGCCCGGCCACGCATAGCGTTTAGTGATAGGCGAAGGTACATCTTTGACGCCTATGTTTTTCAGTACCCGCGCTTCATCTAATCCCCAAAAAACAGCGATAGACGCAGAGCCATCAGCGTATGTTTCAACAACTTGGCTTCTAGGAATGATGCTGTATTTTTCTGGCTGTCTGGTTCTGATGAGAAGTGCTTTGTTGTCAATGATTTCCATCGCTTGTCCTAGTTTTATTCTTCAGGGTCGAATGCAGGCGTTCCCGTTACCAACAGCACATCGGCCAACATGCTGATAGCCAAGTCGATTTCTTCGTCCGTTAGTACGTCTTTGATAGGGCAACCGGTATCTAAATAATACGCTGCCTTCATCACCTTGTCTGCTAAGGTTGCTTGTGTCATTTGTTATCCCCTTGATTGGCGCTCTTGCTTCGCAGTCTTAGGTTGCCCTTGGTTGACTTGCCGCCTTTGCGCAGCGGCTTGATGTGATCGATGTCTTTGCCTGAACGGTCGATGCCTGCTTTGTCGTATGCACGACGAGCACGCTGGCGCTCATGCTGATCTGAGCCGGGGCCTGATTTGCCCGTCTTCAAATCTTGTTGATACTCTTTTTTGTAGTCGCGTTTAGTTGCCATGATTTACTCCAATGTTTCATAGGTCATCTTAAAAATTTCATGCTTGCAAGGGTAAAACTCACCCTTCACGCCTGTGATGATCCAGTCGCCGGGCGTGACGATGTGACCTCCTTCAAGAGTATCTATCCAACCGCATTCGCCGTCATAAAATTTTGGCGCTGGTTTTCTTACAGCAGGATGGTCGCCCATCCTGAACCATTGTGTAGCCTCAATCACCACGGGTTTTTTTCTGAATTTCATAATGCCTCAATGTTTTGGGTTGAACTCACAGCTAGTACAGGGGCAATAACCGCACAAAGGATTCTTGTTTGGATTCCAAACACCGCTCTCAAGCGAAGACTCAATCTTACCGATTCGCTCACGATAGCGCCACCATTCTGACTCGGCTTCGGCCACCATCATCTGGTCTTTGACTGCATCGTTCTTGACCACAAACAAAAGCATCGATTTAACGCGGCGAAGGTGCGGGAAGTGTGCAAACACCATCATGGCCATCAAGCGCAACTGCTCCCTGTCGGGGTACTTGTTGCTGCCCGTTTTGTAGTCGGCTACGTAGGCCGTCAAGTTGTCGTCGTCAATGGACAAGAAGTCAGCGATGCCACGCACCCACGCTTTTTTATCAAACCATGAGACGGGGTTGAGATTGGCGTCAAGCGTCATCTTGTACTCGGCCAGCTTGCGACCGGGCAAACTCATCAAGGAGTCCGCCACAGGTTTAATGAAGTCAAACTCGGGTGGCAGTGGCGTGCCGTCCTTGACGTACAACTCCGCAGCTTTGTGAAGGTTGTTGCCGTAGCGCGAAGCCTCGGTTTCCTCGAACGGGAATTTCTTGAGCACGCGCACCTCATGGTATTTGCGTGCGCAATTTTCATAGTCTTTGAGAGCCGTGTGGCTCCACGATACGTGCGGCATTAGAACCTCGCTGATGCAATTGCTTTGTGAAGACGGCTTGATAGGCCGGTGACGAACACTTCGTCTTTGGTCAGTTTATACCTGCCCATGTCGTACAAGATAGCATGAATCAACTCGTGCCAGAACGTGTCTTGCACATCATTTTTTGCTAGCTTGCGTTTGTTATGCGTGGTGCTGACCTTGATCTTCTGCGCGGGGTAGTTGACCTCCCCCAACATGCCATGCTCTTGCATGGCCTCGACGACCTCGATCGAGTACCACTTATCGCCCACTTTGATTTTTCTTGGTATATCCACTTTAGCCCTTTGCTAGTCCATATCTACGGTGATGGCCACCGTCAGCCTCTAGAGGAATCCCCGGCATGTAGGAAGGAGTGATGGTCATCTGCTCCAACACCCAGTCCGTGGCTTCCTTAGCTTCTTCTTGCGGTGCAACCGCAATCAACTCATCATGCACTGTTCCCTTGACAGGGTAGCGCTTGTTCACACGCAACATGCCGTCAGTCATCACGACTCGCGCAACCGCCTGCGTCACGTTGTTTGTTACCTTACCTGCGTACAGCTTGGTGGGCTTCTTGCCCTCTTCGCCATACACCCAGTTCATCACGACATTGCCATGCTTGTCATACACGGTTTTGTTGTCAGCGTCTACCTCTGGTTCACGGCGCAGGTTGGGGTAGAGCAGGCTCATGCCAGAAGGCAACACGATCTCTTCTTTCTTGAATGTCACGCACTTGTGCGTGTACTCTTTGCCGCCGTACAGCGCGGTTTGAATCAAGCCCTCACACATTTGCCAGAACGAAGTCACAGGGTACGCTGTGGCGCGGTAGATGTCGATGATCTTCTTGGCTGCAACGCAATGAATCAACAACTCTTGCGCGGTGCAGGTGTGCGGTATATCTTCAAGCTTTTTGAGGTTGTCCGAGTTCTCAAGGAACTTGTGAATGTACTCGCTGTCTACGCCCAGCTTTTTAGCGAACTCCTTGCCGTACCTAACTGGGGGCGCACCGAGGAAGCCAACAAGAAGCTGCGCACTAAATGACGCCCATCCCAATCCGTAGCCGCATCCGAGCAACGCGCTCTTGGCAGACTGGCGTAAGTCCGGATGACTCTCTTTTGTGAGGCCGGGGATGTTGAACATCTGAGCGCCGAAAGCGGCGTAAGGGTCGCCCCCAGCATTGAAGATGTAGAGCATGTCGTCGTAATCCGAAAGCCACGCAAGAACTCGCGGTTCAATTTGCGATAGATCGCCGACGATGAGTTCATAGCCTTCGGGAGCCATAATTGCTTTGCGCAGGAATGAGCCTCGCTTGAGGTTTTGCATGTTGATTGCGCTGCCTTTGCTCGCTGTCCAACGTCCTGATAGTGCCCCGTAGTACGAAAGCGGAACAGGTAGCGCTCCCCTTCCGCTAATATCAAGAAAACGCTGCGCCCGGGTCCGCTCCGTGGTTGATTTAACTTTAAGGCGAGCCTCGCAAAGCAGTCGGACATCTTCATTGTCGCCGTTGAGGAGCGCTTGAAAGAGCGCATCATTCTTTGCAAGCGCAAAAGTTTGCTTTCCGGTGGTCTTGCTTTTTTTCTTTGGCGCAGGTACACCAAGAGTTTCGAGAAGCTTTGCGAATTGAGGATTTGATGCAAGCGCAGTTTCTTCGATGCCGAGTTTTGTAAGTAGTGACTCACGTTGAACTCCTTCTTCATATAGTGCTTTGATGAGCATCTCACGATCTAGCTCCAGCACGGGTTGCGTGTACATCTTCAACGTCATGTCAATGAGTCGAAGTTCTTTGGTTGGGTAGCCTACAGCGAGGCGTTTGAAAATTTCTTCGCAAAGAAAGACATCATGCTTGCAGTAGTCCGCAAGCTCCGCTTCAATCTCGGGCGTGAGTTCTTGTAGGCCATCCGTGGAATGCACGGCCTTGCCCTTGGGCGGGAGTTCAAACGCTTCGGCAAGTTTGAAGAGACTGTTGCCGACTTCGACGCCCCGTAGAGCGCGTGCCATGCTGAGGCTGTCAAAGATAAAACAGGGGTGGACGTTGTAGCACCAAGAGAGGATAGACACATCAAACTGGGCGTTGTGGGCAAGCACGGCAGTGGTGCTCCAGTCATAGGTGGATAGGATTCGACGTAGCTCATCTCCTCGATACCACTGTGTGATTTTGTCTGTGCCGAACTCATGGATGCACGCACCGAATGCTTTGAATCGTTTGTCACGGATGTACTCCTCTGTTGTCATCTTTGAAAGTGTGTAGTCTTTGGAACTCCAGCGCGTCTCGAAGTCTATGACCAGCAGTGTTTTGTATGGTGCGTTCATGACGGTTTTCTTTCCCCTCGCTCAAATTTTTCGCGCTCATCAAGCGCGTTGTGGATAACTATATTGTCTTCGTCGATTGTTGGGCAACACCAGCAATCTTGCGGCACATGCTCGCGCAAATCTTCTAGTGGCACAACATGCACTTGCGCATCTAGATCTTCTTTGACTTCCCACTGTGTCATTGTTGCCCCCTTTCTCGAACTGCCGCTAAAGCACGAAGCCTGTCGTAGTCTCTGTAATTCAAGCTATCCAAAATGTGGTTGCATTGTGTTTTGTAATGTCCCCATAGAATTAGTGCATACCATGTATCATGCTCATCATTTTTTTCCCAAGCATCATAAGCTCCCAACAAATAAGTTGCTGCTGTCTCTCTATTGAGACAGTAATCTAGATATTTTTGTAAAAGTTCTTTGTCAGTCATTCTTGTCCCCTTGCTACATAGCAGCGTTGGTTTTCTTCTTTGATTCGCTCACGCTCTTTAGCTGCTACCAGTTTGGCAAAGTCTTCAATCCACCATAATTTTTGTCGTACCGCCTCTTTTGATGGCAACCCTGAGTTCATAGCCATCTCAATGATTTCATTTTGTGTCATTTGCATACCTCCATGTGCATCACGTAGTCGTGCAGCTTGTCCCACACATCAGGCTCACCCTGAAACAAAAATACAAGCACCAACAGCAAAATCCAAAATCTTAATTCGTTGTTGCTCATGCTTGTCCCCTTGCTCGGATTGCTTCATGGTATGCCTGTGTTCCAGCAATCCATCCATCTTGATACCATTCTGAGTACGCACTATTCCCAACAGGCGCTAACACATCATCATGATTGCGTAGCTTTTCACACGCCTCACGCTCTTGTTCTGCTACCAGCTTGGCAAAGATTTCCAAAAAGCGTTTTGGGACTTGGTTCGCGGTTTCCCAAGGAGTTGGCAATTCTTTCAGCCACTCTTTACTGGCTTGATTAACCAGCGCGTTCAATTCATCTTCTTTCAATTCATCATCTCCTTGTCAGGTGCGTCACTTTGATTGACCTCCACCATGACCTCATACGCATCGCTGATGATCTGCGTGGTCAGCATCTCGTCCACGTTCACGCCAATCACAATACCTTGGGGCGACTTGTCGTTGTCCACAATCACCACGGCACGCATGTCGGGGTCAACGTAACACTTGGCCAGTGTTGAAAACAACATCTTCATGTGATCGCGTTTGCGCTCGGGCAGCGACATGATGAGTTCTAGAAAAGCGTTTTGCGCTTCTGTTAGCGAGTCCTTGACGGCTTGGCTCATTTGTTCCATTTCAATAATTCCTTTATGTTGTCTACGTTGTGTTCATCGATTACGAAAGCCAAACCTTTGGCTTGTTGAATGCGCTCGATTTCGCGCAGTTGCAGTGGCGTAGGCTTGTTGCCGTTGGCCTTGCATTCAAACGCTACAAACAGTCCGTTGTAGCAACCAATCACATCGGGTATCCCTGCACGTCCCATGCCGTTTTGCACAGGCGAGAAGTTATAGATACCCATTGCTTCAAGGTGTTTTTTTAGCTTGGCTTTTACTTTTGCTTCGGGGGTCATGCTGCGCCTTTAGGGGCGAGATGCTCGTGTGCATAGGCGCTCGAATCGGTGACTTCAATCACGTCTTCTCGGGCTTTACCCCATTTAACTTCCATGCCACGGGTCAGATTCACATCAGGCGCGTTGAAAGTCTTGCCATCATTGGCGATCTCTTTGTTGAGCACCGCAAACACTTCGGTGAGGGACGTACCCAAGTCTTTCAAACAACGTGAGTAAAACCAAATCGTCTTATCCACATCCGGCAAGCGAGTCGCGCTGGGGTCAGAGGCAAGAAGGATATACAGCAGGCGCAAAGCGATCCAATCGGGGGCTTGTAACAGTTCCATGATTTCTCCAGTTGTAGGGCGAGGGGGTTTGTAGATTGGTACCGTGCCCCCTCGATGTCACGGCTGAAAGGTTCAACACTGCCCAAAACTCACGCGGCGTGCCGCGCCTAGGGGAGACAGTGTTGCTACGCTATGCTTCACATCTACAAGGCTAGAACAAAGCGCAGTTATGATTTTCCCCCTAGGTATTGATCTCTACGGGTGTCAATTCTTTTTCTTTGGCCAGCAAGAACAACAGGCAGCACCCAGCGTGCGCAAGGTGTGAGAGGCCTGTCTCGGGGTCTAGCTCCTCGTCTTGGTTGTAGGCAACGAGGTGTCGCAGTGCGGCGGCTAGATAGCGCTGTTTGTGGTTTGGCACAGCACGCCAGTTGTTGCGTGCGTACTTCTTCGCGCCGAACTCCAGTACCTTCACGATCTCTTCGAGACCACTCCAAGGCACGAGTGTGTAGTCCAGCTTGTCGGCATCAAACTTCAAGCCGATTTGGTTTTCATTGGGGATAGGTTTAGTCATGAGGCCTTCCTAGTTTGTTAATCGTTTGACAAATCATATCAGAGTTTTTTGGGCTTGTCTTTGGGGACTGTGCCCATGCTCAACTTGAGGTGTGCGTCATGGCGGCGCTTCATTTCTTTGCACTCCGCGAGCAGTTGTTCGAGTTGCTGCAAGGTGTACATGCCCTCCGGTATATGGAAAGTATGCGTCCCATAAACTTTGTATTCAACTGGTCTCATGTGTTTTTCTCCTTGAGTTTGGCTTCAACGGCTCGGGCAAACATGCCAAGCATTGATGGAAGACGCACCGTTTCTTTGTCCACGGAAACCAGCGCATCAAGAACTTCTCCACCTGTCAACCCAATCCACATCTTTCCCATCTTGGGAAGGGGCACAGTAAAAATTTCTTGAGAACAGTTCACAATCTCAGCTAACTCGTAGCGGCTTATATAGATGCGGTCAACACCCTCACCATCAATGAGTATCGTTAGTTCAAGCTGGTTGTTACCAACGTATCCAGCAATCTCAAATCCATCAAACTCGAATGTTTTCTTTACTCTGCTCATTTGTTTTTCTCCTTGAGTTTTAAATCCGTTTTGTTGATGGCATCACGAATTGAATGTGCAGACAAAACAATTTCTTCTTGCTCTTCGTAGGTCAAGCCCGACCAATCACCATTTGTGTAGAGCGGAATGACTGGCTCTTTCCAATCTTTGGCAACTTCTTCAACGGAGGTCATCTTTATCTGCCACTCCAAACCTTTTTCTGGCGCAAGTTCTTTTAACCATGCTGTTGGTTTTCTCATGTGTTCTTCTCCTTTAGTTTGGCTTCTGCCCATTTAACCGTTTTTAGAGAAACGCCAGCATATCCAGCTAACAAAATTTCATCATCTGTCAGCCCAACCCATTCTTTTCGGTCAAACGCTTTTGCCAAAATAAAAATCACAGGGAACAAACACAACAATCCAAGATCAATCAATGTCATTTTGATTCTCCAAACTTTCATTAATCAACTGTTGCTTAACCAGCTCCAAGCACCCAATTACGGTGGCCATGTATAGCGATTCGTCATACTTGTGAACCAGCTCTAGCATTTCGTCCACTAGACCGCCAGCCACCTTACCTTGGTTTAGATTCATGTCTTACTCCTTGTTCACATTCTCATCAAGCCAAGCCTGCACTTCACCGCCTGACCACATTCTGCGAATCATTGTTGGAAACTTCACTGGCTTGCGGGGTTGTGGGTGGGTGTAGAGCGCCATGTTGACGGGCAGCACCATCGCTGAGTTTGTTGGCTCAACAATAAACCGTCCACCGTACATGCCAGTAACCACCGCCACAGGCTTATCCTGCTCTGCCTCTGCAATGACCTTATCTAAAACATCTTTTGCTTCAAACAAAAATTTAAGCACCGATTTTGGGTGGTTAAATAACACCATATCAATTTTTAAGCGGAGAATTTTTACTGCTTCAATGCTCATCATCTTCTCCCCAAGGGTGGCTCACGGCGTCAGCGTACAACGCCAAGCAACCACCAACAATAAAAATGGCAACAATGCCGCCAACAATAATGTCAATCCAGTCCATCATTTACCTGCTCTTTCTTTGATTAAAAAATATGTGTGTTTGAGATGCGGATTCTTCCTGCGAATCTGCACCAGTCTGTACGTTGCCTTGAGCATACGGTCACTGTCGAAACGATCAATGACAATGTTGCCCCCGAGTGTTTTTTGTTTGAGATAGATCATGTGCGTAGGTCGTCATTGAGTTTAAAAAGCATCATGGTGGCAAAGCCCCACGCCCACACAGTCAGAACGATTTTCAAGTTCATCGTCCAGTTAGCCAAATCCCAGCTTGCCGAGATGCCAGCGCCGATCACGTACCAAAACGCATAGCTGATGATGAACGGGGTCATGATGAACCCAATGGTTGCAAAATACTTTTTCATAGTGGTGCCTCCTCATGGGTGTCGGGGTTGAACTTCGGGATTTTGTTTCCCTTGTCCTTCGGGTTGGGATGTGGTGGGAATGGCCACATTGTTTTTCTCCTTGAGGGGCAAGCCCCATAGTTTGTAGCCAGCACAGTCCGTGTGGGTGTACTTGCCATCGTTACCAACAGCGTTGGGTAGTAGCGCTTGCGCTTGAGGGTGTTTGTCGTGGCATGGGAAGCCGCCAGACTCGCAGATCGTGCCAAGCCTTGAACGCAGCAAGGCTCTGTGTCCCTCGGGCGTTGTTGGTTTGCATGGGCAATGCGAGCAGGGCGTCATGGTTTATCCCGGTGCTTGAGTCCCGCTGGGTCGCTGGCTAGGTTGACGGCATCGATGACTTGACGCTTGACTTCCTCCGCAACATTTTGGGGTGGTTGTTTACCAAAGATGCGCTCGAAACTTTCCGCAAACTTTTGGTGATCTGTTGGGCGTTGCGTGTCGCCCTTGCCTGCTTCATGTGCCATTGTTTTTCCTTTCAGGTCTAGTGGGGCAAGGCATCCAGTGCAATGGGTGTACCCGCAAAGTGTGGCCGTTCGAAGCAATCCATTTAACCGCGTTGGGGTCGGCGCTGAACTCGTCTTTGAAAAGCGTTGCCGTGTGGGGCACAGCCTGATCTTCCCAATCCACAATACAGCGTTGCCCTATCTCGGGCAGTTGCTCGGTTGTTTTAATCCATTGCATCAGTCCGCATCCTTTGCTAAACAAGCGAATGCCTTGGGCAAGCCCGTTGCACCTTTGATTTCCTCTTGACGAGCCACCAGCACAGCCGCAGCGTTGTTGCACAGCGCTCGGGATTTAAACTCGTCT